CACGCCATCTGCTGTATATGTTGTATCTAGATAATCGGTAAATCTCCATGCTCCTATTGAATCAACTTCGATTTGTGAGTGCATATATTTGTTAGCTCCGCTTATATGTCTAATGTAATAATTAGCACCGTTAGCAACTGTCACGACTTTAGTAACAAACAACATCTTTCCTTCATGAACCTTATTGTGTAGATAATCTATCGTCCCAAAACTTGAATGTCCGTCAGTATCAGTTTTGATTGCGTTAAATATTTTATTTCTTAATCCTTCTGGCAACATATTACTTCACCTCTTTCAAATATTTTAATATATCCTTTTTCTTTGTATTACTTTCAACTTCCATTCCTTTTTGTTTTGCCATCTTTTTTAGTGTCATAAAGTTGATTTTATCTAAACTTTCCTCTTTTTTAGGTGCTTTTACTTCTTTTTTTACCTCTTTTGCCTTAACTTGCTCGTCTGTGCATTTGAAGTGCGTTTTAAGACGTTTTACTATACTTGTTGATAGTTTAGTCGTGTCTACATCGAAATAACCCTTATCGTTGAACTTAAACATCGGTTTAAACTTCTTATTAGCTCCGACCTTAACCATAACATTCACAATCGTATTTGGCGTTCCATATACTCTCATTTTATCATCTCCTTATATAAAAATAGGGAAATAAACATAAAGTCTATTCCCCCAAAGTTTTTGGTTTCTATTATAACGCTTTTGGTAAATAGAATACTCTCACTTTTACATTTGTGATTGTTCCACTAAATGCTGATCCATCATCATCAGTTAAGTTTAATGTAACTTTACCATCTGCATCTTTAAATCTATCTGACTCTAATTCTGCAAATGTGAATGTTTGAGTATTAGTAATAGCTTGTGATAAATCACCTTTACTAGCTGCCATCCCATTCCCTGCTACAAATGTAGCTGTTACAGGTAAAGCGTCTGTGTTTTCAATTTCTACAACAACTCTATCATACCCTGTGTCATACACTAAAGTTTGAGAAGCTGCTCCGTTCTCTTGTGCTGATAATACACCAGCGTTTTCTAATAATTGTATTTTAGTTGAATCTGCCATTATAATTCACTCCTTTTATTTTTATTTGATTAGATTGTTGACTCAGCTGCGTTTGTTAAGTCCATAAGAACTAATTCTTTCGGTGCTAAGATTTTCTTACCATACACATGTAATGATTTAAACCCTTTACCAAATCCAGTTTCAGGCATGTATTGTTCACTGTCAACGATTTGCTCTGCGTATCCGATAGCTCTTTTTGTTCTCATGAAACAGTATGATCTTACTGTATCACCAGTTCCACTTGTTACTATTGAATTAGAAACTAAGATTTTCATACCTAAGTATTGTCCTATCTCACCATTCATAAGTTTATCAGTGTTGTTTTGGTCAAACGCTATGTCTGATAATAGTAATTTTTCGTAAACATCTGGTGATATTTCTACTACTACATCATTCATATTTTTAACGTTGTTTTTCATTAGTATCTTTCTACCTTTTGCAATTGTAGAGATGAAATTAACTGATGTTAAAGCTGCTTCTGTTACAGTTTGGTTAGCTCCAACTTCTGTATATAATGATGCGATGTCTTCATCTGCTGAATCTCCTAAGCTTTCTGATGTAAGTCTTACAGCTTCACCAAATACATCTGCGTTTGATTGCTTATCTTCGATTTTATCTAATACGAATTGTACATATTTAGCAACGTCTACTTTAAGCTCTCTAGCTTCGTCTTGTAATCTTTCAACTACTGTTGCTCCGTTTATATCGTAATCGTTTACTGTTGGTCTTTTAAGAGTTCTAATCTTTACAGTGTCACCTGCATTTTTAATTTCACCCTCATAATCTCTGTTACAGTTTTGTACTAAGACACGTTGTTTGTCTAAGTCCTTTAATATTTTAGCACTATATGCTACTGAATTAAATTCCGGTATTGCTCTACCCATAATTAATCACTCCTTTTAATTGAAATATCCCGCTTTTTCTATCTTATCCATATTATCTATTGCCCATTGTTTACCTTTAGGACCTTTAGTCATTTGGTCGATATACTCACGAGTAAATTGTCCATCTTCTGATGTTGTGTTGTTTTGTTTTATACTTCCAGTAGAAGTTTCAGCATTTGATTCAATCTTTTTGATTGTTTCTTGCTGTGTCAATACTTTCATGTTATCTAATTGGTATTCCATATACGCTGTTTTGAGATTTTCTCCATTGTTTACCGCTTCCCATACCTCAGTTGGTATATTGTCAGCGTTAAACTTTTCAGAAAAGATGCCCTTTTCGTGTTTCGCATTGTGCCATTCGATTAATTCTGTGTATTGACTATTTTTTTCTTTCTCTGACTTCTCTGCATTCCTTTCATCTCTTATAGATTTAAGTTCTTTTTGCATTGTTGCCATTTCTCGTGCCGCTTCTTCTCCGTATATTGCTTTAAACTTATCTACTTGTGATTCAAATTCCTTTTCTTCCTTTTCTTTGTTAACTGCTGCAACAAATTCTTCGGGAGTGTTGAAACCTGTATCTTTCATGTACTGTTCAGCCCATTTATACATCGGATTAGATTCATATGCACTTATTTTATCTTCTAATCTGCCGTAATTCATACCTTTTTGAGTAAGTTCGATAGCTTCCTCTCTTGTGAGTGGCTTATCTTCTTTGTCATATTTGATAGTCATAAACGGTTCTACTTCTGTCGCTACCTCTTGAGTTCCAGTTTCTGTTGGTTCAGCTGTTACCTCGTCCACTGTTTCCTCAACTGTTGTTGTTTCTTCTACTACATCTGGTGTGATGCTGTTGTTTTCTTCCATGTTTTCTCCTTATCTACTTTGGTAGGTAGTATGTGTTCTTTAGCGACTATCACTAAAAGTCAAAATTAAAAACCGACAACCTATGGTGGGGTTATCGGCTCTCTGAGGTGCTCTTTTTCTTGCTTTTATTTAGTTTTTTACATTTACTACATACTATTTCGTATTTTCCTTCAATTTTGCCAAGTAGTTTATTACACTTAATACACCTGACTTCTTTCATCGGATCACTTCCTCTATATAAGTTGTTGTATGGCTGCTTGTTGTTGCTCTGGTGGTAATTGCATTAACTCTTGTACTAGTTGTTCAGCGTTAGGTTGATTTAGTAACACTTGTTGTACTTCTGGTGGCAACTGTGCTAAGAATTGATCCACACTTTGCTCTGCTGGTTGTTCTTTTTGTTCTTCTCTGATATCTATTAACCCTTGTGTATCTGGAACTAGATTCTGTGGTATTCTTTTCAAATACTCTACAAATGTGATCTCTTGTCTTTCTTTCCAATTATCTAACAAGTCAATTGATATTGCTTCACTAAACTGTGTTGATTCTCCAACATCTATCTTAGTATTAAGCATTAAGTCTTTGAAATTTGTACCAGTGTAATCTATAACCTCACCATTTTCATCTTTTATCTTTCTATTGAGCTTATATTTGTTAACATAGAAGTCTAACCATATTAGAGCTACATCTTCTATATATTGCTTGTATCTTCTTCTGATACTTTCAATAGGCACTCCTGCAGCTTTCTGTTGTAATAGTAAAGCTCCTCTGTTCTCTGGTCTACTTGCACCAGTTACATTATCGTTAATACCCTTTAGCTCTTTTGTAAGGCTTATAGATGATTGCATTGACTTATCTATGTCTATGCTTGATGATGTTGGTTGTTTATACTGTAATGCTCCACCGATGTCTGTACCAGGTTGAATATCTACTCCATATACTCCACCAGCTTGGCTTGTTACACCTTGTATCATATTTTTATTATACACTATTTTCGGTAAACTTGTCAACTTGGCTGATAAACTCCTGATTGATGCTAAAGTATTGGCTGACTTTTGATTATTAATTATATATGTCATTTCAGCTGTACCATAGATATATTTCTTTCTTTTCTTCCAGTTCATAAAAGCTATCGGATATCTTGTTAATTCTGTGTTAGTTTTCTTCTTAAGTGTTATGCTGTTAGTCGAATAACTAAACCATACGTTACCTTTTTCTTTCCACATACTCAAAAGTACTGTAACTATATCTTTTTCATTTTGTCTGTTTATTTGCTTGTCGTATCCATTAGTCTCTTGTTCTTCATCTGCTACAATTAACTTGATGTCTTCATCAGATACTCCAAATTTCTTTGCCATTGCTTTGACTTGTTTCATTGTCTTTTTAAATGGTATTTGTACTGTGTCTTGTAGTTGTATGTTTATTTCACATGGATTTGATACATATACATCAATAGCATCTATAATATCACAGTCGAAGTTTCCTTTTGTTTGAAAGTCATTACCTGTCTTGATATCATTATCCCAAAACCAATAAGTTCCACCAAGTCCAGTTAATGCTGCTGTAAGTAGTGTATCCTCGTTCTTATCTTCCATCTTTAGTCTTTCCCAGTTTTGCTTATCTACTAACGTTAATGTGTTTGCTGCTTCTTCTGCAAATGATCCTTCTTCGTCATTGTCATCTGCTGAACGTTTAATAGTCATCTCGCTCGATTTAACTGTTGACACTTTCATATCAGTAAGTTGTTCGATAAAGTTATATGTTTCCTTCAGTAGTGACTTCGCTACTCCTTTATCCCACTGATCTCCTGCATAAAACTTCTCATTTGTTTTAGTCGTGTTGTATAAGTCTTGTACGTGTTTATAGTCTGTACCTTCTTTATACTTCGACCACAGTGTTTTGTAATCTGTTTTCATTACATCATACCTCCGTTTTGTAATTCTCTAAGCTCTTTATTAACTTCTTCGATAGCGTTTAGTCTTTCTTTTTCTATCTTATCGAGTCTAGCTTGTTGTTCTGGTGTTACCTTCTGCATAATTACTATGTTGCCTTTTCCTATAGTATACCCTATAAATCCAGTTAATGCAAGTAACACTATAATATTAAATGTAAATAATGCTATTACCATAAATCTTCACCTCCATAATCATAATCTTCAACTACTTCTTTTTTACCAAAAAACGCTTCTTTAATATTTGCTTTCGGTTTAACTTCTATATGTGTTTTGCTATGCCAAAAGTTAAGCCCATACCTAAGACTATCGAACCAGTGGTCAATCAAACATTCTGCTACCTTTTCGCTATCTTTTTCATCTATGATAAGCTGTGGTAGTGTTTCTATTAATTTAACACAATTGTCATGAATAATCAACTTTGCTTTGTATGTGTTGTCGTTTTCATCATAATAAGGCTTTAAATACTCGTTTATTGTTATCTTACCTAATCTTCTATCCGTATTAGCTTTTGTGAAGTTTCTAGGATATCCACCCTCTACATAGTAATCAAGCAGACTCTTATTGTTTCCAAACCTTGCTGCTTGTTGTGCATATGCATCATGTCCAACTACTGTTGTTGATATTGTTTCGCCTGTGCTTAGTATCATAGCTTTGCTTGCCTGATCACTATATGTAACTTTATCGTCTGTTGTTTCTCTTGTATATTCTCTATATACGTGTACCGCACCTTGTTCATCTACTGCATACCAGTACCACGCAAATGGATCGGTATAACCATTATCTACACTTACCCACCTTTTCCAGTGACTTGGTATTTTATGCGATTGACATACATGTATATCGTAACTAAACTCTGGAAATGCTGCACCTTCTGCTACATCAAATGCTTCTTCTGGCGTGCTTGGATATTCTACCTTTGTATTATGTTCTCCCATATCTTTTATTGTTTGTTGATACCAATCGTCATCACGTCTAGGATCTACTCTCCATGATAGGAATATTGTGTTAAATGTATTTAGCCCTGCTACTGCTTTCTTCCATATTTCTTCAAATAGTGTCATTCTCTTAGCTGTTGATAACCCTATAACTTGCCCTCCACCTTTTCTGTTGATAGTTGGGTAAGCTGCGTTCCATATCTCTCGCGCAAACTGTTGAAACGCCCATTCGTCTAATACAACCAAGTCAGCTGTAAATGATCTACCACTGTCTCTACCTGCACTCATACCATTGAATACACTTTTCTCTCCATTCGGATGATATATTGTTACGGTTAATGCGGTAGTCTCCCAATATGGTAATCCTTCTTTCTTGTCGTCTTTATACCGTATTATCCAGTCAGGCATGTATCTAAGCATAAACTCTAATCTTCTTATAAGTTCTTTAGCGTCAATCTCTGTCTTTGATAAGGCTACTACTGTAAATCCCATAAAGTTAACTAGCTTCCATATTGCGTATGCTAGTGTAAGCCACGATATACCAAGTTGTCTAGCTTTAAGTATTATATTAAGCCTATGTATCAAGAAATCCTCCAAGACGTCTCGTTGACCATCCCAAAGGTTGAATTTAGATACTATATTTGATTGTGTCTTATCTTCTATGTGTACCGCATCTTCTATAAATCCAAACATATCGTTCTTGTAATTTCTTCTACGTTTTTCATTTAATAGATTAAGATACTTTACTTTTTCTTTTTTAGTCATTATTCCTCACTCCACACCAGAATATTTAAAGCTATCATAACAGCTGTAACAGGTATTATTAAAGACAAACATATTATAAAATCACTTCCACTTACTCCGATTTTTATTGTTGCTATCACTGGTATAGAAATTAATATCCAAGTCATAGCTGCTACATAAATTCTTGCAAACCACATCATATTATCACCCTAATTATCCATATTATAGCCATAAGCACACTCATTATCGGTATACATGCGAAAATAAACATGAATATTAATCTTGCCATTATTATTATGTAATGTTTTAGATTATCCATGTTTATTCTCCTTTAAATCGTGATTTGTTTCAAATTCCATCTTGTACATTAAATCAAGTTTTGAATCTATATGCGACTCTTCTTCATAAACTATCTTCATATCTGGGTAGTTTTCTCGCACTTGTTTCAAAGCTTGACCCTTATCACACTCTCTACACATTAATGAAAAAATATTAGCCATTAAGTCTCTCCTCCGCTTCTTTTATAGCTTTTTCCAGCGCTTCATCGCTTAAGTTTTGTGTCACGTCTATGTTGACATTTGTTGTGTCTATCTCTTGCTTATCTTTCCATCCAAAATTATTCTTTAAATTGAATATAATTCCTGTTACTTGCCCTTGATTTCTGTGGAGTTCTTCCTCTAAATGATTCTCAACTAAATCCTTGTATTTTTTTATTGTGTCAGAATATTCTTTTTTGTGCGAGTAGTCATTAAGCGTTTCTCTACTACATCCTAGATGTAAACATAGCCCTGTGATTGTAGGTGGTTTACTAAAATATGTATCTTGTATTTGGTCACCTTTATTGTTTAAAACTGGTTTGTTTTCTTTATCTACTCTTGGTACATTAAAAGTAGTTTCATCTATATAATCTTGTATCAGATCCGCTAATTGTTCTGGGTCATTCCATTTTCTTGGTCTTCCTGCTCCCATTGTTTATTCACCTACCTTTCACTTCTTTGTTTAAGTTTTATATACACGTTTTTAAGTCTATTTCTCATATTGTCTTTTTTATAATTTAATATCTCGTAATTTTTAAGAGCTTTATTTTCTTTTCTTATCCAGCAATATATATCACTCATACATTGTGTCATTGTATTACACCTCTCTTAAATTATTGTGCATAACTTTTTTTCTTTCTTATTCCTTTTTTATAAGGTTTAGTCCCTCTTTCGTATGTTTTTAACTTTAACTCGATGTCTACTTTTTTTATTGTCGTTTCAAGCTTTCTTAAGTATTCTGTGTTGTCCTCGTATTCGTTTTGTTTTTCTATTAGTCGCTTGTTGTATATTAGTGATTGCTTAATTGTCATAAGTTCATCTGTATAAAACATGTTAACTCCTTTCGGAATTTATCAACAGGCTAGTTGATTTTATATTTTTTCTATTGTTTGACCTTTGTCATTCATTATGTATGCTACGTTGTTTGTTATTATGCATCTCTCATCTACAAAAATTATTTTTAATGGATCTTTTTCTCTATGGCAATATCCCTCTGAACAGCTTGCATGTATCATTTGTTCTTTATAAGCATTTAATGTTATACTTACCATATTTGAAAATCTGTCGTCTCCCTTTTCACAAGGATATGTGTCTAAGTATACCTTTTCAATTTTAATATCTTTTCCTTCTCTGTAACCCCAATCGACGTTACCGTTTAAATTTTCTACTACATATTTTACTATCATTCTATCTATCTCCTTTTTTAACTGCCTGTTGTTTATTCCTCTATATTTAATTCCTTAAATATCTTCTTCATCTTTGGATATAATAACGATATAATGTCTATTAATTCTTCATCGTGTGTGTATTCCCAGTGTCCTGATTCTTTAAATATTGCATGTAATAATTCATGTCTCAATACTTTAGCTTTACACAAGTCTATTCTGTCACTTTGTTTAGGGTCTGTCTTTTCGTCAAGATCTTTATGCAACATTATTTTATTATCCCATAAGTCGCATACACCCAAATCATCACCTAGCATATCATTTTCTTCTGATTCTATTATTTTGTACTCTGTGCCTAGTATGTTTATTTTTTTCATATATACACCTCTCTTTTATATTAATTAATACATAGATAATGGACTCTCACCATTATACGCATACTGGACAATGCATTGCAACCTCTTGACTAGTCCCAGTTGTGTTGCTAATTGAGTCTATCTTCCTCCACTATGTATTAATAAAGCCTATAATCAGATTCGAACTGATATAATTATTGTAGTTCTCAGGCTAATCTTATACGGTAGCAACTCCGTACTCATAGCCTTGTAGTCATATACCTCGTCGTGCACAACTTCATAGTGACACTCAATAATCGTATAACCATATACTATATAGGCATGTAACAGCTTTTTATAGTGGTTGCTGTTATCCACTCGTTATAATCGCCAAAGTTAATTCTTTTCGTTCCGTTGCTATAGTCAACAGCTCTTTCATTGAGCTTATCCCATTAGGGCGGGGAATCAAACCCCCAATTATAACTCTATAGCTTGTTAGGGAATCGAACCCTAATATTTCCTACAAGCTTTTAAATTGTTGCTTACTTATATTATATCATTTATATTTAGTTATTGCAAATAGGTTGTATTGCTATATACCTCCTATTGTTTAACTTTAGTCCATCCATATCCGCCT